ACAAGGTGTTTACTTTATAAACTTCGAATCAGGTTCATTCACAAAGAATGGAGATGGTGAAGTAACAGATTTATCTGGTACTACTGTATATTATTACGAGCTCAAAGGAACCTCTGCTTATACTGAAACAGTTAATTCATCAAGAGAGAATGGAACAACATTCTTCTCTCAAGAAACTACTTTAAATTTAAAGAAGTTGACAAATGAAATGACTACTCAGTTAAAGTTATTAGCTTATGGTAGACCTCAAATAATCGTTTGGACAAACTCAGGAGATGCATTATTAGTTGGAGAAGAACATGGAGCTGATTTAACAGCCGGTACTATCCAAACTGGTGGAGCGTTAGGAGATTTATATGGATATTCAATTACAATGACTGGTGAAGAAAAATTACCTGCTGCGTTCTTGAGTGGAAGTACAACTACTGACCCATTTGCTAACCTAAGTGGTCAACCTACAATTGTCTACTCATAAGAGATAATTAGTAGAAGCCTTACAGAGCATGAAATAAGAAAACCTCTCTTAGTGAGAGGTTTTTTTGTGCCTATTCCTCAATGATGATAAGTTAATGCTTAGTTGTTATATTGGTAAAGATTAGATAATTATGCTATCATACTACATCTCACAGAGTAATGAATTCGTTGTTAGAACTCGTAACACAGGTTCTAACGATGTATTTACATTAAAGTTAGAAGATATGTTAACCTATCAAACTTCTTCTTATGCATTAAGTGGTTCTTTTACATTTAATCCATACGAGAATATATTAACTTTCTCACAATCATTAGAAGGTAGTGTAGAAACAGGTCAAGAGTTTTTAGTAGAAATAAGTGGTAGTAATAGTGGTTCGATATATTATGGTTCTATGCAAGTGTTTGGTTCTCAATCAATTGATAAACCAAATTATACAACACAAAATGAAAAGTTTGTATCTAATGTAACGGACAACGAATATATTGTAATTTAAAGATTATTATGAAAGAACAAGGTAAATTTAATGTAATTAACTTCTCAAGACAAGATGTACCTATTGTACAAGAAGATACTAAAACAAGATACCAATGGGTACCAGTAGGTATATTAGACCAAGATGATTACTTTGGTTTATTAACTGAAGCATATAACACCTCAACAACTAATGCAGCTTGTGTAGATGGAGTTGGAGATTTAATATATGGTAAAGGTTTATTTACAAAAGAAGAAAATAAACAACAAACACTAGATAAGATTGTACCACCAGAAGATTTAAGAAAAGTAACTTTTGATTTAAAATTATATGGTAATGCTGCATTCCAAGTTATATGGAATGATTCACACACACAGATAGAAAAATTATATCACACACCAGTACAAAACCTTCGTGCTAAAAAGATTTATGGTATGAAGAAAGTAGAAGGTTATTACTATTGTACTGATTGGAGTGATACAAGAAAACAAAAAGATAAAGAGTTTATACCTACATTCGGTTCATCTAATGAAGAAATAGAAATACTATATGTAAAAGAATATGAACCTAACAGATATTACTATTCTTTACCTGATTGGATTAGTGCATTACAATTCTCATTTTCAGAAGCAGAATTATCTAACTTACACCTTAACAATATAGAGAATGGTTTCTTACCAGTTGCAATGGTTAACTTTAACAATGGAGTTCCTGCACCTGAAGAAAGACAAACAATAGAAAGTTTATTAGAAGCTAAATTTACAGGTACAAGAAACGCTGGTAGATTTATGGTATCATTTAATGATGATGCAATAAACAAACCTACCATTGATACTTTACCGATGGAGAACTTACATGAGAAATATCAGTATGTTGCTGAATATGCTCAAGATAGAATCCTTGTAGCTCACAGAATAGTATCACCGCTTTTATTTGGTATTCGAACTGCTAACAATGGTTTCTCATCTCAATCAGAAGAAATGAAAACTGCATATTCTATTATGCAAACAATGACAATCTTCCCTTTCCAAAACTTAATTATAAACTCTATATACAATGCATTTAGAGTTGGTGGTATCAACATATCAGATTTATATTTTGAACAACTTACACCTCTTGTAATCCTTTCAGATACAGCTGATGATACAGACCAAAGTATAGAAGATGTACAAGAAGAGATAGATGATAACTTACAAGGTGGAGAAGGAGAAGATACAGAAAATAAACAAGAATTTAACGAAGAGTATGAACCTCTAAGACCAACTGATTTTGGTTTTGAATCATACTACAAAGATGAATAAAATATTATGGCATTTGGATTATTAATTACACGAAACGATATTATCAAGAACACACCATTAGGTGGAGCAATTGATGCAGATGCTCTTCTACCTTTCGTTAGAACAGCACAAGAAAAATACATACTGAATTTATTAGGTACGGTATTATACAATAAACTACAAGATGATGTAGAATCACAAACTGCTTTTACAGGTTATTATGAAACACTTGTAGAAGATTATGTAAAACCTACATTAATTTGGTATGCATGTGTAGAATATATTCCATTTAGTTCAGTACAATTTAAATCAAATGGTGCTGTTAAACAACAAAGTGAAACAGGAGTAGCACCTAGTAAAACAGAAGTAGATTACCTTCTTAATAAAGCATTGAACAATGCTGATTATTATAGTACGAGATTACAAGATTGGTTAATTGCAAACAATACGAATGTACCTGAGTACAACGAAAGTACAGGTGATTCAACAATGATTTACCCTGACCAATCAAATCAATACTTTGGAGGAATACAATTATAAGATATGAGTACACCATCACAAACACCAGCAAGAAGCCAGATTGTAAAGAATAGTGCAGAGAACTTTTCTTTATATTACAATACTTTAAATTACTTCAAAACAATTATGAAGAATCATCCAAGTATTGCAAAGGTAACTCAAGGTGATATATACAATTTTGATGCAACTGAATTTCCACAATACCCAATTGGTAATGTGTTAATTACAAATGCTAACTTTGGACCTACTATAACAGAGTATCAAGTTCAGTTAATAGTTGCTGATAAATCAAAGGTGATGAGAGATGACAAAATGTCAGATGAAAGAACAAATAAACAGATTGTTCCTTTTGATGGGACTGATGATGTGGTTGATATACATGCTAACACATTAAGTATATTAAACGATTTAACTGCATATACTCAAAAGAGTAATTATGGAATGGAGATAAACTCTGATATAAACTGTACCCCTTTTGCAGACCGGTTTAACAACGGTCTGGTGGGATGGTCATCAGAATTTACCTTGACTGTTCACAATGATAAAAATCGTTGTCTTTTTTTTTTGATAGTACCCGAAGGTAGCTATTTTAAAGTAAAAGATTGTGAAACTAATGATTTGTATAATGCAGTATTAAGTACAACAGGTAGTATAGGACAAGTATTTGCAACACAATATGTACCTGATAGTAAACCTGAAACTTATCTTACGAGTTATGATAATATCAGGTGTTTTGAAATATTAGAGGAGGTAGAAGATAGAGATGATTATGATTTCTATAATTTACCAGTATTAGCAATACCATATGAAGATTTTGGTGATTGTGCTCTATGTGAATTATGGACAACACCTAAAGTTTGGGATACAACACCTGAACGATGGGATAACAATAAAATAGATGATGCTTTAAGAAAGTGGCAATATACATAAAGATATGAGTAATTTAAAAGATTTATTTATTAGTCAATCCTTTTATGGGATTATAAATTTAGAAAATTCAACATCACCCATTACATCACAGAGTGGAGATGTAGAATTACAAGATGGTATTGGAACTAATCTTGGATTAAGAACTAATGCAGATAACAAAAAGTTTACAGTTGTAAACAATTTTCAAGTAGATGGTAATGCTGATTTTAATGGTGATATTGATATTAGTGGTTCATTTGTACATACTGGTTCTATTGATGTAATTGGTAATGTAACTGTAAATGGAGATATATCAGCTAACATCGCAACCTTCGATACAGTAAACACAAGATTACTTCATGTAACTGAAGAATCTGCATCTGTAATATTCTCAAGTGGTAGTAATGTTATTGGTGATGATATAACTGATGTACAAACTATTGTAGGTCAAACTACAATTAGTGGTTCATTAGGTGTAACAGGAACACAAACTAATACAGGTAATTTAGATGTAAGTGGTGAGATTAGTTCATCAACTGTAAATGGTATTGGTAATGTAACAACATATTCTGCATCGGTAGATAGTAGATTAGATGCATTAGAAGGACCTTTTAGTACATCAGTAGATTCAAGATTAGATAGTTTAGAAACATTTGAAACATCACAACAAGTTAGGAACTCTGTATTGGGTACTTACACGAGTTCTGTTGATAGTTCTCTTGCAAGTATTAACTCATTTACATCTTCAACAGAAAGTTCCTTAAACTCTCTTAATTCGTTTAGTTCATCAACTGATAGTTCATTAACTTCTATCAATGCATTTACATCATCAGCTAATCAAAGATTAGATTCTTTAGAAGCATTTACACAATCTCTTTCAGCAGATTTTGTTGAAACTGCTACATTTAATTCTTATACATCATCAATAAACGCATTTACAGCATCTACTGATAATAGATTAACACAAATAGAATTAACTACTGCTTCATTACAAAATGAGGTAGATAGTTTAATTGCAGTAACTGGTTCTTACGCAACAACAGGTTCTAATACATTTGTTGGTGACCAAACAATTAGTGGTTCAGTAAATGGTAATGTAGAAGCAATCACAATTGCATCACAAACTGCAAGTATAGATTGTGGATTAGGTAATTTCTTTACAGTAACTTTACCAACAGGTAGTGATACACACTTTACTGCAACGAATATTATACCTGGTCAAACAATATCATTAAAAGTAAGAACATTAAATAATACAACTGCATCATTAGATAATAACTCAATTAGAATGTTAGGAGGTGTAGGATATACACCTTCACAAGCAAATACACAAGATATACTTACTTTCGTAACATTCGATAGTAGTTACTTATATGGTGTAACAGGACAATTCTTTAGTTAATATGAGATTTATTCCAATAACACATATGCAAACAGGTGGATGTATGGAAGCAACTGCAAACGGTGGTGTTAGTGGTTCTTTTACATCAGGTTCAGAAGAATGGGTTTACCATGAATTTACTTGTGCAGCTGTTACTTCTTCAGAAACATTTCAATTTACTGTAACAAAAGGCTTTACCGATAGAGCAAGATTCGTTGTCATCGGAGGAGGTGGCGGCGGAGGCTGGGATGGTCAAGGTACTTATGGAATCCGTGGTGGCGGTGGTGGAGGAGCTGCAGTTATCAACAGAACAGGACAATTATTTCAAGGTACTTATTCAATACAAGTAGGTGCTGGTGGAGAACCAGCAGATGCAGATAATGCTAATCCTGCATTAAGAACTTTCAATGGTGGTGATGGAGATTATAGTGAAATATTAGGAGGACCATATACAGGAACAGATAGATTAAAATCACTCGGTGGTGAAGGTGGATTTGGAGATTCTTCAGTACCAGCAACTTATGGTGATGGTGGAGATAGTGGTACTGGATTTTTAGGTGGACAATATAACGCAAACGGTTCTGGCGGTGGAGCCGGTGCTACATCAAATGGAGGTGTTGCATTCTTTAATGGTTCAGATAACCAAGGAGGAGCTGGAGGAACTGGAAAAACTATTTCATTAGGATATACTTCACCAACATTTGGAACTTCA